AATGAGGACAATGCTCATTTCATTAAAAACCCCCATATTTTTACCTATCTGCACAGGCTGCTATCGCAAACAAGTAATCCACACAGGATGTATTGACAGGTAACTTAATACAAGTTTATTCCTGATATAAAATCAGAGGGTGTTCCAATCGGAACACCCTCTTTTTGATGTGTTATGCAAAATAAATTCATATTTTGTTGTTTTTTATATTGTCATGATGTATAATCAAATAAAAGTGATTATAGCGAGGTAATGATATATGCAGCGTAAAGAATTTCTTGAAAAAACCGTGATTCAACTTGATGATGATTTATTCGGTGAATTAAAAAAATTAATTGTAGGAGAATATATTTCATTTTCCTTTATGAAAAAAGAAAGCATTACCAAAGAAACGCTTGCAGAAAAACTATTTGATTATTTTGGCAAGAAAAAAGGCAAGGAAACATTTGACTCATTATTAAAAAAATACATTTCCGACCTTGACTCAATGGTAAAAGATAAGATTGTTAATGCACCTAAAGCAAACCAAGAAAACCCAACCCCAACAATTCCGCGCTCATGGAAATATTATGTTGCTATAACTGAGAAAAAAGATATTATTTCCATAAAAAATATGACCGATTATTCACGAATAATGATGTGTTTGCTCATGGCAATAATTAATAACAATAACAAAGAGATTGACGACTTTGAATATTCAACGCAGTGCCTTGATATAAAAAAATTAATTAACACAATTACAACAGAAAATAAAGTCAAAAAAAGCAAAAAAGGTTGGTTTTCTTTTTACGATGATACTTTTGACACATGTTCAATTATTATCTTGATAATAATGTTCTGTTACATAAAAAATAATGAGATTGTAGGTGAATGATATGCCAACAATAATAAACAGTATTGAACAATTGATGCAATTCCTCAATGACAAAGGTGTTTTAGAAATTGCTCAAAGAAGAAAAGACCAAAAATTTAAAAAATTTCAAAATGTTATTATAGATCCTTCTTTATTAAACCGTGCTCAAGAACAAATTCAAAATGAAATCAAAAAGGCTCTAAATATAAATAACGATCTAATAAAATCATCATTATCAAAAATCAATGCTGTAACCTGCCTAAGTAGCGTTGGAATAATATTAGAAGCAGTAAATTTGTGTGCAACTTGTGCCGGATTTATTATTATGTTTGAACAGCTCAAAAAAATCAGCGGTAAAGTTGACGCATTGGTAAATACAGTTAAATCAAGCAATCAAATACAAACAAACTTTGAACTGAATAAAATTCTATCAGAACACGCTAATATGCTTGACAGCAGAAAAACAAAGAATGATTATTCCGAAGAGAAAATGCGAATACTTGTTGATGATGAGTTCAATGTGTTAAAAATGCTTATTGATACTTTTCTCTTGGAAACTACCAACGAAAGAAATAATCTTGTTTTATCTATATATTCGCTGGCTTCCATGCTGACTGTTTCTATTATGTATTTTGACGAACTTTATTATTACAACAACAAAGACAGAATAAGTAACGGCGAATACTGGCACTCATCACACAATCGTTGGATGTCAGAATTAGACAGGCTCTCTTCTGCCGAATTTATATCAAAAATACAGGATTTTGGATTTTTTGAATTAAACTTAAGTACATTTGAAATTGATGAATACTATATCTGCTTATTAAATCAAGCCAGAGATTTCATACAGGAAATTAATGACAACCAAAGTTTAATACAGGCATTTGACAGCGATATGGATTTTAAAAATTATAATGAAATTACCAATCAAACTTTAAAAGATGAAATAAATGAGGCATTTAAAGAAGCAAATGTACATTTTGAAAATAACGAAATTGCAAACATTTTAAACGATGCCTTTAAGAAGGTTGGAATATCGTAACTGGGGCTTGTCTTTATGAATATTGATGTAAAAAACGCATTTGACAAAGTAACAACAATATGTGATAGTTTGGTACACAAAGTTAGTAACGCCGAGTCATTTCACAAAATTTTTCTGGAGGATATTTTTAATTTCATATGCAGTATTTCTACAACCGGCGAATTAAATAGATATGACTGTTTCATTAATACTTATTCCAATTCAAAATTTTGTCCTACCAAAACATCTGTTGATGAAGAATTCACATCCATTTTGTTAAGGAATTTTTATGAAATAGATAACACTTATTTGACAGAAAGTGATTTAAAAACATCGGAAATTTTGATTGCTTTTTTTATAACTTTAGGCAAATCATATTTATTAAACCCAACAGATAAAAAACAAATCGATATCTCACGCTTTACCGATATAATAAACGCTATGAAAAATTATATTTCAAAATCTGAGTATCAAAACGATAGCCACAAAAAGCAACAGTTCACAAAGTCAAATAAAACACCAGATCATAAAGAATGTATTGAATATCAAGAAGAAAACTCATCAGACAATGTTGAGGATGAACAGGAAAAAACTTTGGAAGAACTTCTTGCAGAACTTGATTCGCTAACAGGATTAACAGAAGTAAAAAAAGAAGTATCACAAATAATAAATGTAGTTAAAGTAAAAAAGAAAGCAGAAGAATTCGGTGAAAAAGTTGCACCGCTTTCATTGCATTTGGTTTTTTACGGAAATCCCGGAACAGGCAAAACTACCGTAGCCCGTTTGCTTGCAAAAATTTATAAAAGCATTAATGTATTATCGAAAGGTCACTTAGTTGAGGTTGATCGTAGCGGCTTAGTCGGCGGATATGTTGGTCAAACCGCTATAAAAACTAAAGAATCAATAGAAAAAGCGATGGGCGGTATTCTTTTTATTGATGAAGCATATACCCTGACTCATGGAAAAGGTGAAAACGACTTTGGTCAAGAAGCAGTAGATACCATTTTGAAAGCGATGGAAGATTATAGAGATGACTTTATCGTAATTGTAGCAGGATATACTGATTTAATGAAAGAATTCATAAATTCAAATCCCGGATTAAAATCAAGATTCAACCAATATATCAATTTTAAGGATTATAAGTCGAATGAACTTCGCGATATATTCTATTCATTGTGTCAAAAAGAACATTTGAAACTATCTGATAATTGCACTGACTTTATTGAAAATTATTTTATAGATATGTATAACAATCGTTCCATCAACTATGCAAACGGAAGAGATGTGCGAAATTTTTTTGAAAAGGTCATAAAAGCAAGAGCAAATCGCATTGCTCCGATATTGTCAGATATATCATATGAAGATTTTTTAACTATTACATTATCAGATTTAGAAGCGGCAAAAAAGGCGAATGTTAAATTATAATTATTTCTAAGGTAGGAAAATGTATTGGAAATAACATTATATCTAAGGTACTTAAATTTGTGGGTATAGGCGTAATTATAGTAGGAATTGCGGCTTCACTGATATCAGGCGGTTCTGTCAACACTTTTTCGTACGAATAAATGTGTAAGTCACATTTTTTACAACGAATAACAACATCTACGCAAAAAATGACAAGCTGAGATTTTTCAACTTGTCATTTTTATTTTTGGTCATGGTTATTTAATTATTTAAATGGTTTTGCAAAGCTGCAAAATTTATTAACATAGCTTGATTAAAATTTTAATCAGGATTTTATGCATTTACATAAGAAATTATCACATTAAGATGTAACGGAAAATCTGCTTTCACACGCTTTTCTATGAGTTTCTTCTCTGCGTCTGTTTTTGTATCCGAAATTTTAATGTCCACACGGTTTCTTGTGGGAGCTTCAGCAATTGTAAAATTTTCCACACCGTAACCTCTGACAATTCTTTTGAAATCGTCGGGAGTGCATTTTCCGCCGACCTTCTGCTCAGATATTTTAAGCATTTCCCTTCGTTTTTCAAGCGGATAATCGGCATTGATTTTACCGACAAATCTTTCCCTTTCGGTAATCCCACAGTTTTCCGCTGTGTCAATAAACAACTCCCGTTCCATAGTTTCAAGCATATCAAATTCCGTGTTCAAACCCTCCGCATATGCCAAAAGTTCCGCTCTAATATTTGATTTTGCCGTAACTTTGTAAAGCCCCGTACATTCCAATTTGGTTTTCATCGAATCAAAGCTGTTCATCACTTCACCCCAATCGTAACTGTACCGACAGTAAAACATTGCGACTTTGCCACCGTCACATCCTGCATATCCGTGTTCCAGTTGTAGTTGGTTATACAACCCGTGTCAATCAGTCTTGCGCCGAGTTCCGACAATCTGAATGTTCCGCCGATAGGGATTGAATTCACATATTCCGCAAAGGCATTTTTGAGCAACTCCTTGACTTCACCTGAAGAATATCCGTCCTCCGCATAGGCAACAACACTCATATTGCAGGCGGTACGCTGGGCATTCGCCACAATAACATCAACATTAAGCTCTCTCTGCTTTTCCAAAAGCGACTGAACCTTTGCAACAACATTCGTACCCAATGATGCATCCGCACCCGTGACATAGACATTAACCGTACCTACGCCCCTCGCTTTGCCGACGGCACTCGCCTTTGCAACACCGTCAACCGTGAGTGCAAGCTGTTCGTAATATGCCGCATTCGTGCCGTTGGAGGTGTTTATATATGTATCTCTTATGCGTTTGCGAAGTTCATCGTCCGTTTCGGCATCGCAACCGCCCGTAAATTTCTCACGGTTTGTAACCGTTTCAATCTCTGTCGGCACACTCACGGGAACAACCGCACAACCAAGCCCGATATTACCGTTACTTCCCGCCTGTTCAGCCTCGGCATAAACACTCACAAGCGTGTTGCCGGCACTGATTTCTTCATCCTCGGTCGTAACAAATCGTATCGGCACAAGGTCGGCAGTAGCCACAACACACCCCTTTGGAATTATAATATCGTGACTGCACGGCTGAGAAATATTGAAGGTAATTTCGCCCGTTGACTTCATCGCCTTTTTGCGTTCAATACCTCTCTGCGATGCGAGTTTATCAAGGCATTCACCGCTTGCGCTCACTGCAAACATCTGTCTTTTCCACCATTCAAGATTCGTCTGCAGCTTAAAAATCTCGCCGGCAAGCACCTTGAGCCTGATTGCAATGTCGCTCACCTCGTTAAAGCTGTCACCCGTTTCATGCTCATAGGCATTCTTCATTCTGCCGTAAATTTCATCATAGGTTTCCATTTATCTGCACCTTCCTTGTAATATCGTCAACCGTAAGGTCAATCGTAATCGTTTTGCCAACCGACTTAACGCTTGCATAGGTATTTTTCATTTTTGCAAGCGATTCATTGGCAAGCAGTTCAGTCTGCTTTGCCGAGAGTGTTTTGTCCTGCAAAAGCACCTTTGAACCGAAATTTCTGTCATAGACAAATCCGCCGAGTTTTGCCGAAATGCAAAGCACAGCCTGTTGGAATTTTGCGTCACTCCCCTCAAGCAATACCGTATTGCCCGAAGAGCCGATAACGATATCACCGTTTTTAATCATCGTATCCCTCATACTACACCGCCTTGCCGTTGATAAGAACCCTGCCGTCATTTTTCAGCACAATACTCGCTCCGCCCTTTGACGAGAGCATAACCTCGCCCTCATCAAGTTCAACATTTTTCGCAAGCACGCCAAGGCTCACTTCACCGTTAGCAAGCGGCAAAACAACCGCCGACTCTCCCACGGGAACAACGCTTGCAAAGCCATACGGCACGCAACATTTTATCCCCCTGTGTTCTTCCGAGGAATCCACCGAAACCGTGTTTCCCGAACTTTTCACACCGCCCTTTTCGGCTTTCGGGGCGGTAATCGAATTTTTAGTTATGTAATTCATCAGCCACATCGCCGTTCTCCTTTCCAAGCACAACCGTTGTGCTTTCACCGTTTTTCCCAAGTGAATATTTAATACTTTTCACAATCAAGCCCTCTCTTTTTCCGATGAGAGAGTCATCAATCACAGCCCTTCTGCCGACAACTCCGCACAGACATTCTGCACATTCAAGCATTATTTCAAAGCTCTGCCTGTTGCCGTTTTCAATCATTCTGTCGGCTGTTTTTACCGCATTGTTGTCGAGAAAAGCGTTTACATATCTCACCCTTTTAATCCTGTCAACGCATTTGTTTCTTATAACGCTCTTGTAGCCGCCGTATTCCTCGGTGCGTAGTTTGATTTGCGAAATAACCTTGCACGGCTTTATGTACTCACGGAGAGATGTGTAGCCTACTCCGTTTCTGCCGAACACAATCGGCTTTGCACCGCCGTAAGTTCCGCACATCAAAGCAAATCCCGCACCCGTAATTCTCGGACTTTTGCCGTATCTGCCGTTGCAGAATTTTTCAAGCACCTGCCACTCGGTCATACCCTTTTCAATTTTGATTGTGCCCATAAACGGATGTTCGTCACCGTCATATCCGACAATTCCGAACGGCTTTAAATGCCTTTCAAAAATGAACTTTGCCGCCGGGTTCACATATGTAACAGGCTCTGCCTCATTATCGAGAAGCCTTCCGGCAAGACTTCTTGCACTCAGCCTTACAATCGCACCGTCGGTTCTCACAATGCTGACAATCTCGTCAGCCTGTCCCACAAACACAAGCGACTTGCCGTCATAAGCCTCAAGTATATCGGCATTTCCGAACTTCTCGTCATACGGCACAGTCATCACAAGCTCATCGGCAGGCACATCGACATCTGCCGAAATTTCTGCCGTGAGAACATTTTTAATTTCACACCTTTTGCCGTTTTTATCAGTAAAAAAGTAAGTCAGCACAGCTTAACCCTCCTTGTTCCGAGGTTTTCATCGGGGAACTTAACATCGGGATTCAGCCGCACAAGCTCGTCAATTTTCACCCCTGTTTTGTATGCAATGTCCCACAGGGTTTGTCCGTTTTCACAGTCAAAATATGTAATTACCGTTTTCTGCTTTTTTTCCATAACCTCACGGAACACAAAGCTGTATTCAAGCACATTCGGCTTTGGCTCGCCCTTTATTTCAAGCTTTTCAAACACAGCATAAATGCTCGGCAGGTTTGGCACGGAGAGCACTTCTTTTCCGCTGTTTCTGAACACCTCAAACAGCCTTTCAAACTGTTCTGCACAATCCTCGCCGTACAGCTGTCCCGAACCGCTGATTTTCATATTCTTTCGCCCCATATCCTGAACGGAAGATTCGCCGAACGGACTTTTCATTTCTGCAACGCTCCTGTCACATTCAAAGCTGATATTCTGCGGATTGTGATGCCACACATATTCACCGAATTTCATCGGCACCGGTTTCATAGGCTTTTCGCCTCCTCTTCTTCGTCAAGTCTGCGACTGTAACGACGGCTTTCCCTTTCAAGGAATTCACCGAACATTTCGGTATCTTTACCGCCGTTCTCAGACTCCGCAAGCCTGTAAAGTTCGTCTGAATTTTTATCATTCATATAATTTTCCTCTCGTCGGCACTGATTTTCACGGTTGCAAGAATACTTCCGCTGCCCTGAGTAACGCTTGAAAATTCAAGCACTTTGCAATCCGTGTAAATGATTTTCTTCTTTGCAAGGTCAAGTTCAAGACTCTTAAAGCTGTCACGCTCCAAAAACGGAGTTTTATCCGTAATCTTCATCACAAAGGTAAGTTCCCATTCATTTGAAACAATCCTTTCAACGGGCTTGTCATTGAAAAATTCCTTGATTTCCGTGAAGGAGTTCTTTCTTGTACAGGTTGCCTTTTCAACGCCGCCGAGAATTTTCCCCTCACATTTCAACATGGCATTTCCGCAATTTTCAAATTCAAAGCCGTCCATTTAAACCTCCTCGCAAAGACAGAATTCCATATTAAAACTCACCGTTCTGTAAATTGCGTTCATATCGGGATCAAATTCAATTGACGCCGCCTCGCTGTGGGTAATCGTCTTTTCCGCATCGGCAGTTTTAAGTCCGAGAAGAATTTCACTTACCACTTCCGAAAGACCGCTTCCGTTCTCGGTTGCAGGAGCATACACCCTGATTTCAACTCCTGCATTATAGCTTTCACCCTTGATAGACGGCGAAAGGTATCCGCCGATATAACTTTTCTCCGTTGACATATCTCTCACCGACACAACGGCAATCATTCCGTTCACGGGTGACGGTGCTTCATCAGAGCCGTATTCTCTTATAAATCTGACATTTTTCAAAGCCTCATTTACCTTTAATCCTGCAATAATACGGTCAACCTGTTTCTCAATTCGATTCAAAATCATCCCTCGTTTCTTCTCTGTATGCACACAGAACAGCCCTTACATAAATCGGATTGTCCTTCACATAATATTTTTCGCACCTTTTAACAGTATATTTACCGTTTTCACTTTCTATTACGCTTTTTTCCGAATCAAGCAGAACATCGGGCGGTGCAATAAATAAAAACAGCTTCGTTTTTCTCTAGAAATTGTTTTCGGTAAAGTTTTCCCCATACATAAGAAAGTGTCCCAACTGAAAAGAATCCCTGAAATCTGAAGTCTTCAGAATCCGGATTCAATTCAGAAAAGGACGT